TCGCATTTCCAGGCACACGTAGACGATGATCGCCTGCAGAGATTCACTCATTGGGTAGCGAGATATTCTTCAAATGAGCCGGCAACAGGTCACGATATTTGGCAGTACGGAGGAGAGTATAACTACATTGCCGACAAGACAATCTGCGGAAGAACCGTGGATCAGGATTTTTGCTATCGTGATTTTGAAACAGAAATCAAGAAAGCAGGCCTTAATGGATTTTCTGCCAACGCAGGAGATGAAGCGAAGGAGCCGGAGGTTTCGGAACCGGAAGGAAGCACACTCGATCTGCTCTACAGAACAATGAAAGACGAGTTCGGCGGGGGCGACGCAAGAAAGGCAGCTCTCGGTAGCAGATACAATGAAGTGCAGGATGTAATCAATCACATCGACAAAGCATCCGTGCAGGAACTTGTAGATGAGGTGTGGGCCGGTAAGTATGGTGACGATGAAGTGAGAAGGACTGTTCTTGGCAGTAGATGGCAGGAGGTCCAGGACGTAATCAACGCCGGAAACAAAAAGTATTACACCATTAAGAGTGGAGATACGCTTTCCGGTATTGCGGCGAAGTATGAAACTACGGTCAATGCGATTGCTCAACTCAATGGCATTGAGAATCCGAACCTTATTATCGCAGGAGACACCATCAGAGTAAAATAACAGGAGGAAACGGTGGCATTATGAAAAACTATATCGGCGTGAAAATTGTAAAAGCTGAGCCGAAGGAGAAGAACGGAGTACCTGGGTACGCCGTGAAATATCCGGATGGTTATGTATCATGGAGTCCGAAGGAAACCTTTGAGAAGGCATACCGGGAACTGGACTGCCAGGATTTCATCAACTCAGCAGAGTAAGTAAGAGAGCCTATGATCCGCAGGGGTTGTAGGCTCTTTTTTTATTGCAGAAAAGCGGAACAAGACCGCAGGTAAAATCAATATACAAAATAACCAAAATAAGACCGGGTATTTTGACGAAAAGTTCCCGAGACACGATAGGCGATTTTAGTACCTATCCTATGCCTAAAGACTAAAAGCCAGTATTGAACCGTGTACGAAGTCATAGTTCTATATGTTTTCAGAGGTGTAATTATCCACATTATCCACACGCATTTGTGGATAAAATACGCTTTTGAGAGTACGCAAATGAGCATATATTATTCTATCTCTAATATCTATTATCTAATCTCTAATATCTAGTAAAGAATCCTTGTAGAAACCTTAGAAGAAATCATGTAAGAAATCTTACAACACACCAAGCAACCATGCGGGTTTGCAACCCTCGCAAATGAAAATGCAGAGCAATACACTAGTTGGTGTTGATAATCCGGAAATTGCAGAAGTTGTCGCAAGTGCGAAAATTATTTGATATAAACTCGAAAAATAGAAGTATATCTATTGACAAATACGCAACTGCGAGTTATAATATAACCATAATCAAACAAAACAATTTGATTAAATCCTAAGGAAGGAGGAATTACCAGTTGGGTAAGAAAGGTAGGAAGAAAGACTTTTCTACAAAGGAAAAGGAACTACTTGAAATCGAAAACCTTAAATTACAGAAGAGAGAAAAGCAGGCCAGCATAATCTCCACCATAGTAATCATGATTGTGTCAGTGATTACGGCAATTCTGAAATGGTTAGGTTTGATTGATTAAGTAGTTCCCTTAACGGTCGGGAGGCAGCAACACCGCCTCTCAACTGTTAAGTCTATCATAAAGGAGGCTGATTTGGCAATGAAGAAATTAAGACAGTTCCTGCAGTCGGTATTGTTCATCAACTTTATGGTCGGCATATACGACGGTATGAGAGCGAAGAATTTGGTAGCAATTTTGATAAATGGAGTAGTGGTACTGGCATTGATCGCCGGAGAAAAGGAAGAGAGGTAAACGATATGAAGTGGGACGTAAAACATGATAGAGCAAAGAAGGTATTAAATCATTTCCTGGATAATGCAGGATATTGGACCGAGACAGAGAGCTTGACAGAAGGACTTACCGAGGACGAAATCCAGGAAGTAAGCACAGAGGTAGCGACGATGATTCAGAGCATTACAAAGAGATATAAGCTGGACGTTATGCTTCCTGCAGAGCCGGTAGTCAAGGAAGAACCGGTGTCCGAAGAGAAAGCCGAGGAACTGGTGGCTGAGGAACCTGCAGAAGAGGTCAAGGAAGAAAAGCCGAAGAGACGTGGCAGAAAGCCGAAGAAAGAGGAGGTTGCGTAGGATGGCATATGAGAGAAAGACAATCGACACCTGGGAGCTGCAGTTAAATTATGGGTACGGCTGGGAGTACACATTGACCGAATACACAAGGAAAGAGGCAAGGGAGAGATTGAAAGAATACAGAGAGAACCAGCCGCAGTACCCGGCACGACTGGTTAAGAAGAGAGTTAGAAAGGAGGCGATTGCGTGAGCGCAGTAACAAAGCTGACAGCAGAGCAGATTGAGAACCTGGCAAAGGAGATTCGAGAGTTTCTGCTGGAGCATGGGTTATGGCAGGACGTTGATATTTACTTCAACGGAAAGAAGTACACGAGTTACGATCCGGAGAACGGAGAATATTATTACAACGACAGAGAGCATCTGATCGAGGTGGCAGACCAGCCGGAGAGACATTTTGAATATGTTAATCCGGAACACATTCTCAGCATGAGTTTTGAAGGACCGGTATGCGAGATGCTGTACTACGGTATCCTTCCTTCGGTCAGAAGAGAATTTGACAAGATATTTGAGAGATACGGTTTGTATTATGAGTTCGGGCATCATTGGAATTTTAGTTGCTATTACATTTAAGAATTTAGGAGGACAAAGAAATGAAGGAAGCAATGGTTGAAAGATTAGTAGAAGCAGTAAAGGGCATCGCAGGTGAAGGCTACGAGGTAAAGTCAACAGTAGTCAAGAAGAACAACGGAGTGGAGCTGGATGCAGTTAATATCAGAAAGGCAGGCGAGAACGTCGTACCGACAATCTACATTCAGAGAGAATTGGAACTACTCGAAGCGGACAAGATTACAGTCCATGAAGCAGCAAAGCACGTATTGGGAGTATACGAAGAGAACAAAAGCAGAAAGCCGGTAACAGACGTAGACATCAAAGATATTTCGGGAAGAGACTTCATCCTGCAGCATGTAGAGTATCAGTTGGTGAATGCTGAAAGAAATGCCGAGAGACTGGAAACAGTACCAGCAAGACGAATTGCAGACCTGGCGGCACTTTACAGAGTAGTTGTATCCGAGGACGAGACTGGTACAGCAAGTTATATTCTGAGTACGGAGCAGAGATTGAATGCACAGATTAGCGTAGAAGAACTAGATGAGGCGGCAATGATAAACACCAGCAAGGTCGGGTTCACAGTGCAGAGCATGTACGAGGTAATGGCGGAAATGATGCACATTGACGAAAGCACAGTAGAAGAAATGTGCGAAGGAGGGCCAGGGATGTTCGTTCTTTCAAACAAGAGAAAGATAAACGGAGCAAGCATTATCCTCTACAACGAGCAGTTAGCGCAGCTGTCTGAAAAACTGAATGATGATCTGTTGATTATGCCGTCAAGCATACATGAGGTGCTTGCAGTACCAGCATCATCTATGAATGCCATAGACTTGAAACAGATGGTTAGAGAAGTGAACGATACAGAAGTTTCAGAACAGGAAATATTAGGATATTCGGTTTACAGATATAACAGAAAAACAGGTGCAGTCGAGGTAGCCGCATAAGCGGCTTCTCGTTTTAGGAGGTCGTTATGGTAGAAATTTTGAAAGAATCAGTAATCAGAGTACAGTCAAGCATGAATGAATGGATGGACTGCGTGTTTGTGGTAAGCAAAGAGGACGAGGAAAAGGCACACGAGGTACTGAGCAAAGCCTGGGACAGTTTTTGGGAAGATGGAGACGGCTGGTGCTATGGCAATTACCTAGAAGCCAAAATGGTTGAAGCAGGAATTGCGTTTGATGCGTACTATGCTGACACAAACGAATAGGAGGCGATGATTGATGGTTTACACATGGGCAGGTATGAGAAAATTGACATGGCAGGAAGTCAAGGAACTGCACAAGAAGGGCAAGCTGGCCGGATATTACAAATTGTACGAGGATGGAACGGAGGCGGTGATCGACAGTAATTACGATTTTATCGACGACGTCCTAGAACACCAGGAAAGAGGCGGTGAGTTCGGAGAAGAGATTGACACGGTAGACTTGGAACTGGCAGATGGAAAGAAAATAACAGCACCGGCGGTCGTGGACGTATCGGCACTCGGATGTATGGACGAGCTGGAATATGAGCTGTGGCACGTGATCGAGGACTACATGGTTCAGTTCGGTATCAGAACGCAGGACGACGAACCGGACTGGGCGACAGTCAAGGCGGTGCAGGAAAGCATTTTAACAGCGTTTACAGACGCAGGCGTGAATTTTAAGTTTCTCAGTGATGAAAAACTCAGAGAAATAGAAAAAGCGATAAAAAAGAAGGAGAGCGAGTCATGGGCAGCAAAGAGAAAGAAAAACAGGTAACGGTAAGCGTAACATTGGAAATCGTACTTACCCAGGAAGATATTGACGACATAATGTGCGGAGCATTGGAGGGTGGCATCACTTACTGGTGCGATGAGGCAAAGGTCGTAGGCGATTATCTCGGGGAATATGGAAGCGAGCAGATCGCAAGAGGCGGAAAATTGAGATTACACCTGCCGGAACCGTTCGACAAGGACGAGACAGAGTATTACGAGCTGGACTTGGAGAAGTTCAAGAAAGGAGTAGAGCTGTGGGCGATTACACCGGTTGGCTGCAACTGCTTAGAGCAGATGGATGGCAAGATCAGATTCGATACCTGCAATGCAGACGCAATCGTGTGTGATGCGATCATCCAGTATGCACTATTCGGAACAGTGGTTTTTGGTTAGGAGGCGAGACTATGGCAGCATTAGTGGTATTTGCGTTCTTGGTAATCGTTGGAGTTGGAAACAGAAAGTAGGTGTAAGCGGTGAGCAAAGGAATAGTGACAGACTATCCGGGAATCTGTTTCATCTGCGGCAGACCATCGGAAGCCGAGCATCATTTGGTGTTCGGTACCGCTGGCAGAGAACTGAGCGAAAAGGATGGATTGAAAGTGCCGGTATGCAACGATTGTCACAACATGGGAGACATCCTATGCAGAATACATGGAAATCCGATGGCAGAGAGGATGTCAAAGATAATCGGACAGCTGGCCTGGGAAAAAGAATACGCCCTGCAGAAGGCAGACGAATTTGCACGAATAATCGATGCGGATCGGGAAGAAGGCGAAGTAAAGCAGATTATTCATAAGGGCGGCAGGGAGACCTTCCGAAAGAGGTACGGCTGCTCGTATTTGTAGAAAGGAGCGGATCAGATGTTAGGCGGAGGACCATACGAAGCGACCACCTGCCCGGAATGCGGCAGTACGATGTGGAACGGTAGGTGCGAAAATCCGGATTGCAAGTATCACTGGCACCCGGAAGAAGAGGAGGATGCAGAATGAATACAGAATTAGTAAGAGCAGTGTTTGACTGTGGAATAGATGATTTGAGACTATTAGATGATGCGGAATGCGATATGTATGCAGTGATAGGTAGAATGCGAGAAGAAAGCATTGAACTGACAATGAACAACATCATCCGGCAAGTGTTTGAAGAAGGCAGATATATTCTTACCAAGGCGAGAGAGGAAAAAGATAGCCAGCTTGCCAGCAGAGCCGATGGCAGAGGCGGACTTTGAGCTAAGAAGAAACTTGGGAAGGCTGAACCCGGAACAGGATTTCAGTTTTTGGATAAATCTGCAGGACACCAATTTTAGGGGCAAGTCTGAATTGAAGGAGTTATATGAATCAATGTTCGCAGAAGAGTTGGAGCAGTGCGAAAATCTGACCGGATATCCGATTGAATGGTAGGTGATGATATGACATATAGAGAAAATGCGGCGGTACTGGAAACGTACCTGCATAATATCCGGAACATTGAAGAGATGCCACCTGGCCCGGCAGAGTTGGATGCACTGGATGTAGCAGTGGAGGCTATGAAAGCTGCGGTCGAGAATGTAGAGTACGGAGCATTTGCCTGGGACAAGCAGAGAGGTATGTTTGTTCAGATAGGCAGACCAGTACCAGTAAAGCAGTTGTGTTTGAACCGGTACCAGGAAAGAGTAAGAAACGGAGAGATACCGAGCTGGATTGATCCGGAGAAGTTCAAGATTTTGGAGAGAACGGTCGCAGAGATTGCAGGCGACTGGAAGGAGGCAGAGGATGAATAAAACAGTAAATTTATTTGTGTTAGCTGGATGCTGGGAATGTCCGGACGACATTGGAGTAACTGTGGTTGCGATTTCCAGTGACGAGAAACAGCTGATTGATAGACTGGATCAGATAGCAGGCACCCAGGCAAAGGAGTATGTGAGCATTGAAGGTAGCATTCTGATGGAAGAGCATACAGACACTAGGTACGAAATCAGCGGAGGTATCAGCGGCAACGCAAGGTTCTACATCACGGAAGAGCCTGCAGTAATCAACGAGGCACTTATGGGCGAGATCAGCAGAGCAATGAGTAAGAACGACAGAACAGAGGATGTAAAGAATTATCTGCAGGGGTTGTTTGAAAACGGAAACCTGGATGAAGAAAAATATGAGGAACTGGTAGACAGCGAAGAGTTCCTGCAGAAGGCAGTCGAATTATTCGATAAGATGGAGGATTGCAACACGCCGTTCAATACAACGATGGAGTTGGCGGTAGGCGAAGCAAGGAAGGAGATGGCAATATGAAGAATACATTAGGAGACTTGAATAACCACCTGTTCGCTCAGCTGGAAAAGCTGGGAGACGATGATCTGACAGGAGAAGAGCTGGAAAGCGAGTTGAAGAGAACTGATGCTATATGCGACATTAGCGAGCAGATCATCAAAAACGGAGAACTGCAGTACAAGGCAATGAAGCACATGGACGAGTACGGGTACGAAAGACAGAAGGCGGTTCCGGAAATGCTCGAAGTTCATGCGGGGGGGGCGAACCATAAATGAGAGGCTGGCCCGAAGAAGTGATTGCCTGGCTGCGTGAGAATGTTCCAGGCAGAACCACGAAACAGGTTACAGAGCTGATAAATCAACAGGGGTTCGATAAGAAGTACGGAATGGAATTTTCCGATGCGGTGATAAAGGGCGCGAAGAACCGGTATGGCATAAAGAGCGGCACTACCAGCGGGGTTCCAAAAGGGTACTCGCTAAAATATCCGGAGGGAATGGAAAGTTACATTCGGAGCATTGCGACAGGGAGAAAGACGAAGGAGATTGCAGAACTGGTGTCAGCGCATTTCGGAATAGAGTTCAGCGAGAAACAATGCAGGGCATACAAAAAGAACCATGACATCATCAGCGGCGTTGACTGCAGGTTTGATAAAGGACACGTTCCAGCCAACAAGGGAAAGCCAATGAGCCAGGAACAATATGAGAAGTGCAGGGCAACGATGTTTAAGAAAGGCCATGTCCCGGCAAACCACATGGAAGTAGGAGAGTACACACATACGACAGACGGCTATCTTATCCGAAAGGTTAAAGAAACCGGTCAACAATGGGAGCGGTTCGAGTTTGTCCACAGGGCAGTATGGGAAGAACACAACGGACCAGTTCCCGAAGGTAAGATGGTATCGTTCCTGGACGGAAATAAGGACAACTGCAACATAGAGAACCTGGTGCTGATAGACAATGAAGAAAACCTGGAAATGAACAGAAGTCAGTTAAGGTTTACTGATCCGGAAAGAACAAAGACCGGTACGTTGGTAGCGAAGGCAAGAGTAACAGTCAGACAGAAGAAAAGGAGAAAATAGATGGAGATTAAAGCGACGAATGCAGAGGAGACGATCCGCTGCATCCTGGACGAAGAGAAAATGACCCAGCAGGATTTAGCGGACAGAATGGGGATTACGAGACAGAACATCAGCCAGTCTCTCAACCGAAACGCTAAGAGCATGAGATACGATAGCTTCTCAAAGATGGTAACAACTCTCGGTTACGAGATTGTTGTAAAAAAACTTTAACATAATACGCAAATTAGAAGTAAACCTATTGACAAATACGCAGTTGCGAAGTATAATATATACATAATCAAACAACAAATAAAACATACGGAGGTAGTGGTTATGTATAACAGAGAAGATTATAGAGAGGCACTGGAAGAAAGAGAGAAATGCGACCTGTATTCAGATGAATGGAGATTTTGCCAGGCAAAAGTTCAGAGCATTGCAACAGCTATGGTAGCTGCAGGAAATAACTGGATGGTGGGCGAAATCATCGACGAGCTTTACAGTCTGAGTGACTGCGGTTGTGAACTCACCGACGAGGCAGTTAGATTTGACCTTTGGATTCTTGAAAGCAACGGCCTCGAAGAGAAGGCTGAGGAAATGAAAAAAATGTTCTAGTTAATTTTTTTACCTGCATAACTCGCAAATGAGTGTTTCACGTGAAACATAGTTCGCAAATTTGAAAGGAGCGTATTTGTATGAAGGAAGTATTGAAGAAGTTAAGAATTTTAGAGGCTGAAATGGAAGAGGCCGAGAACCAGTCAGAGTATTGGATGGAAGAAGAACACCTGGATATGGATAAGTCAGACAGCTACGAGGCTGAGGCAGACAGACTGTACCAGGAAGTGTACAAGATGCACAACCAGGTGGCTGATTTCATCGTAAGCCTCACTTCCGGTCAGATTGACAAAGTGACAGCAATGTTGATGATGCGTCAGAGAAGATCAGACGTAGAGAGAATTTTAGAGATGGCGTAGGAGGGCAACGGATATGATGAAATCAGAGTTTATTGAGAAAACAGGGTTCGAGCCGACTGAGGCAGAATACAGAGGAATTGAAGCAGAGTACATGGGATGCGACATCGGCAAAGATGAGTTCTGCAAGACATGGAAAAAGCAGGGCGGTGTTCAGAGATTGATGAGACTCCGTGCGAGAAGAATCGAGGAACTTGAGGCAGAACTTGCAAGCGAGAAGAATGTCTATATCAAAATGGATTCCCAGCACCGCGACACAATTAGAGAACTTGAAGAAAAGGTTGCAGAATGCGAAGGAGAGCTTAATCACATGAATGCTCAGATGGGATTAGAAAGACACGCGGCTGCAGAAGAAAACAGAGCATTGGCCAACAGAGCAACTGAGGCGGAGAGAAAACTGGCGATCCTCAAAGAGGCATTCGCTATCATCACAGGAAAGGAGACGAAGTAATATGGCATTTTTAGAGGCTAAGACAGAGTGGGCGGTTTACAAGAACTGCTTCCTGCAGGTTGGAAGATACCAGGCAGACAACAGCAGAGCAATCGAGATTTGGAACAGAGAGGACGGGCCTATCGCACGTATCACGGTATGTATTACCGGAAGTATGCTGGCAGAAGATGAAACGGTGCTTGATACAAATAATTGCCCTTGGGCGGTTGAATTTGTTGAGAGCAATGGCTTGGGCGAGAATACCGGCAGAACAGTAAGAAGTGGCTACTGCGTGTACCCGGTAGTGAAACTGAATGTTGAGAAAATCGGCGAATATTTGGAGGTGGCGTAATGGAAAGAGTATATTTCAGCATCAACGAGAGTGCGGCCAAGACGGCTCACAGTATGATGTCGTTCAGCGACTACGAGGAAGGAAGCAAGACGGCAGGGTACAAGGCGAAGGTTGACAAAGCGTATGAACTGGGCGAGAAGGTGATCCAGGCAAGACCTTCTGAGGAAGAGAGGGTTGCGAAACTCTGCGAGAGGTATTCGAGACGATTGGCTCAGAATATCAACAAGGATATTCAGATCGGCATGATGTGTCCGTCCGTGATGATTTCCGGAGCAGGCAACTTCCCGGTAAAGAAGAAAGAGAAGCAGGTTGCAGCCTGGGATAAGAACCACGAGGACTACAAGCAGGTGGAAGGAATCTTGCATAAGATCGAGAGTATCTTCTACGGCAAGGATGTTATCAAGTCGAGCGACGAGAATGCAATCGAAAAGCTGCAGGAGAAAGTGGACGAGTTAAGAGAAACCCAGGAGCAGATGAAGGAAGCCAATAAGGCAATCAGATTAAAGGACACCGAGAAAGGTAATGAACTTCTTAGAAATATGGGGTACACAGACGAGCAGATCACGGACCTCAGAACTCCGGATTTTTGCGGCAGACTTGGCTTTCCGAACTATGCGCTGACGAACAATAACGCCAACATCCGCAGACTGGAAGGGAGAATTAAGAGCCTGCAGGCAACGAAGTCCAAAGGAACCCAGGAAAGCGAGAATAAGTTTTTCAAGGTCAAGGAAGATACGGATGCAATGAGAGTTCAGTTATTCTTTGAGGGCAAGCCTGAACCGGAAGTAAGAGATGTGTTAAAACACAACGGCTTCAGATGGGCGCCTTCCGTCGGAGCATGGCAGAGGCATCTCAACGCAAACGGAAAATCGGCGGTAAGAAGCGTGATCCGTGAATTAGAGGAAATGGAGGAAAAGGCATGAAGATAGAACCGAGAAAACCAAGCGATAGAGGCGGGTGGTTGTGTATGCCACGATTAGAAAACTGTCCGGAAGGAAAACCTGGATGGGAGAAAGTCAACTGTCCGGTATGCGGCGATCCATGTTGGAAGAGGCCCGAGGATGCAGGAGTAATTGAAAAAAGTAAGTTAGATGGAGCGGCGTGCACGCTCTGCGCATTAAAGAAAGGAGCAGGACAGAAATGACATTAGACAAAGCGGCAGTAGGAGTTGTTACATCGGGTGGCGGCGTCTATAATATCGGTTTTAATGACGGAGACGAGACACAGTTTGACGCTCAGAACTTGAAGGACCTGCAAGAATGTTGGAAGGGGTTCTGCAAGGACGAGAAGATTCCGCAGAACTGCGTAGACTACGTGGAGAGGGTGAGTTAGTGGAAACTCTGACAAGAGAGATAGCGAATGAGTACAGAAAGAGAGCAATGCTTCTGCCAGCAAGCGGATTGCAGGACATTGGCAAAAGAAGAGAATTGCGGAAAGAACTGCAGGCCAGGTGTGATTTAACGGAACTGCAGGCAGTGAACATCATCAATGGTTTTCACATTCCGGACTATGTGAAGATAGCGGCAATCAAAGCAGAAAAGGAGGCGCAGGAAAATGAGAATTGAGAAAGAAGGATTTGTGCTGAACCTGGAAGGTACCTGGTGCGAGATTTCCAATAAATACGGAGTCCAGGAACACGGAGACGTGGCAGTAAATGAAGAGGATATTCCGGAAGGATATGCAGAGAAGAAGCTGGATCAGTTCATTGGCACTCACAAGGTCAGAGGTTTTATGAAGGCCGATGACTGCGAGAAGAAAGTGGCATTCGACCAGGAGAATAAGGAATACATTCAGCTGCAGGCGGTAAAGCCGGCAGGCGATGATGTATATGTGGTGCAGAAATTTGATAATGAGCTGGTATTTATGGGCGAGATATGGAGTGGATGTAAACACAAGGACGAAGTCCTGGATTGGATGCGCTCCAACTACGAGGTTGAAAGTTGCTTGACGGCAGAAGTGTATAGAAACCCGTTAGGCGATTGTACCAATGACGGAATATCTTCATACCAAAGAGAGTTATACGTCCTGGCAGCACAGAAAGGACCTTTTGAGCCGGAGGACATTAGACAGTGCGTGTACATAGAGAGACGAGAAGTTATGGGTAAAGAGTACATTGACTGCAAGCCTGCATACTGCAGAAAGCGTTGGTACATGATGGGCGGCAATTTTCTCTATACATCAGACAGCAGATTTAAGGAGATTACAGGGATCAGCTACCCGATAGCAATCCACGACAGATACGAAGGGAGGTAGGCAATATGGTGATTGTTGGGTATTACGCTCATGGAAATAAACAATATGTGGCATTCAATGAGAACGAAGAACGCCCGGACAGGTTTATGATTACGGACGGATTTCACGACAGACCGGTAAATGAGCGAAACGCAGGCAAGTACAAGGGGTATGTCAAGATCGAGAAGTCTGAGTGCGACTTGAAGAAAATCATCGGACGCATCCGTGGCACAAGACCGTGGCATCCGCTGCTGAAATTGCTTCAAAAAGAAGCAGGGTAAATTTTTTTACCAAGGAGACTCGCAAATACGAAATTTAGGGATTGAAGAATACGCATTTAGGAGGATGAGACATGGAAGCTAAAGAAATTGTGAATATTGGATTGGAACATATACACCCGCATCCGGATAACCCGAGAAAAGACCTGGGAGATTTGACCGAGCTGGCAGAATCCATCAAGAAGAATGGAATCCTGCAGAACTTGACAGTCATTCCGAAAGAAGGAGAGCCGGGGGAGTACATTGCAATCATCGGCCACAGAAGAAGTGCGGCGGCAAAACTGGCGGGAATTACAGAAGCGCCTTGTAGAATTGTGGAGGGAATGACTCATAAAGAGCAGGTATCGACAATGCTGGAAGAAAATATGCAGCGTGGCGATTTGACAATTTGGGAGCAGGCACAGGGATTTCAGATGATGCTTGACCTGGGAGAGACAGAGGACACAATTGCAGAAAAGACCGGTTTCAGCAAGAAAACCATTAGACACCGCTTGAACATTGCGAAGCTGGACTCCAAGACATTGATGGAGAAGGAGCGACAGGATGACTACCAGCTGACACTTACGGATATGTACGAGCTGGAAAAGATCAAAGACATCAAGGCGAGAAATAAGATTTTGAAGGAGTCCACAGACTCCCGAGACCTTGCGAGACGTGCAATCAATGCTCAGAAGGAGCAGAAACGCCAGGAGAATATGAAGCTCTATGTGGCGATGATGAAGAAGTTAGGGTTAAAGAAAGCACCGGCGGAAGCTGACAGTGAATTTTATACAGACAAGTGGGAACGCATGGAAAGTTACAGCCTAGATAAAGAGCCACCTAAGACGATGAAGTTTAAGGACAACGGCGAGCCGATGTTTTACCTGGAACGATACGGAACTTTATATGTGATTCGCAAAGCAAAGAAGGCCAAGAAAGTGCTTACTCCGGAAGAGGAAGCCAAAAAGCAGAATATGCGAAATAAGAAGCAGATCAAGGCAATTCTGAAAGAAGCGGCCAATACGAGGAAGGTGTTCATTGAAGGCATTTTATCCGGAAGAATAAAAAAAGTCACAGACGAAAAGCAGGTTGAAGCGGACCTTTTCGAGCAGATGATGGATTGGGAGACATTCACAGGTCATAACAAGCTGATAGAGTTTTTTGTTGGGTGCGAGGTTTACAATGCGCCGGAGGAAGAAAAAGAAGCGGCACGTAAGAAAATGCAGGGACTCAGCGTGTTGCAGAAACTTCTCTGCCTGGTATCGGCAATGGTAGCTGATGCAGATTTGGTTGAGTGGAACTACACATACAACACAGTCAGAGGTGAGAAGGTGAAGGCGTTCTACGGAATACTGGAACAGTACGGCTTCCAGTTTCCTAACGACGAAGAGAAGGGTGTGGTCGAAGGAACCAGCGATTTATATGTAAAGAAAGAAGGTGCAAAGTAGCATGAAGAGAGGACAGATTTACTACGTCAGAAGCAATTACAGAGAAGAGGGAAGTGAGCAGCGGGGGGGGCGCCCAGCGGTTATAGTATCAAACGATAAGAACAATGCGAACAGCAACACGGTCGAAGTGGTATATATGACGACCAAACCAAAGACCGACCTTCCGACTCATGTATATATTGAGTCAGCGCTTAGACCATCAACACTCTTGTGTGAGCAGATTTCCACGGTTTCAGAGGAAAGAATTGGAGAGTGGATTGGAGAGCTAACAGAAAGCGAAGTGCAGGATTTGGATATTGCCCTGGCGGTTTCGCTAGGAATGAAGTGCGGGCCAGGGCAGTTAGATACGGACACATTAGAACATTTGAATAATCTGCAGGCGGAACTCGACAGAACCAAAGCCGAGCTGAGGGAGGCAAAGAGTGGCCCGGACTATAAGCTGTTATACGACCAGCTGATCGAGAAAATGCTCAGCAGATAGAAAGGAGACACAAGATGTACCTACTGGAAGAAGATTTGAAATTTCCAAAGGACAGTTTCAAAAGCATGAAGTACCAGCCGTATGAGATGAAGCCTTCGTTCTCTATGAAAAGAGTATATCAGTGGTGGAATTATTGGTACGGACAGGTTTACATATCGTTCAGCGGTGGGTTGGATAGCACAGTCTTGGCGTACATTGTGTGCCAGGCGTATAGAAAGTATAAATTGACCGGCAAAATCCCCCTGGTGTTTGCAGACACCGGGACGGAATTTCCGGAAATCAGAGAGTTTGTTAAGACATATACAGAATGGCTCAAAGAGCAGTTTCCGGAACTTGATATTGAGTTGGTGGTAATCCGGCCGAAACATAGTTTTAAGTGGGTGTGTGAAAACAAAGGATTTCCGATTACCAGTAAAGATACAGCGGGAAAGATTAGAAAGCTTAGACACGGAAAACTCAGCAAGAAATACAGAAACTACCTGCTCAACGGAGATCAGCGAGGAAAATTCGGAATGTTGGCGAAGAAGTGGCAGTATTTGACGGACACGGAACAGATGCCTGCAGATATTTCGGAGTATTGCTGCGAGGCACTAAAAAAAGAACCGTTCAAGAGGTATGTCAAGGAGACAGGCAGACAACCATTTATCGGTATAACGCAGGACGAGAGTTTCAGAAGAGAGAACCAGTACAACCACACGGGATGCAATGTGTACGACGGTCACACAATAAAGAGCCAACCTATGGGATTTTGGCCGAAGAATGAGGTTATCCAGTATGCGGTGGAGCAGCGCATTCCGATCTGCAGCGTGTATGGAACGCCATACCAGGACAAGAAAGGCAACTGGTACTTTACAGGAGAACAGAGAACCGGCTGTTGCGTGTGTGGCTTCGGGTGCCACTTAGAGCCTGTGCCGAATAGATTGCAGCGGTTGAGAACATCTGATAACGATAAGCACAGGAGAATGTGCGAGGGCTGCCTGCAGATAAAAAATCACGGCATGACATATGAGCAGGCGTTGAATTACGCAGGAATACCAACAGAGGAGGTGCAGGAAGATGAATAGCAGACCGGAAATCACGGCGATGTTGTCGCTCTCAATCCAGCGGCACATCTGCCCGGACAATGATCCGAGAATTTACTGGGCCAGGGAAGTGACTTTCGACTACGCCACCATGAATGCAGTGCGGGTGGATTTTATGAAATTCAAGCCGGTAAACAATACAGTGTCCGGCATAGAGAAGGGAGACTTCTATTGCTATGAGGTTAAGTCCTCAGTAGAGGATTTTCACTCGAAGAACGGTCACAACTTCCTGGGAGACTACAATTACTATGTGATGCCGGAGGAAGTGTACGAGCAGATCAAG